AGATAATCGCCATAGATAAAATCAGCTTGACTCCCGTTCGCCGCCAGCGCCTTCCCAAGCAAAGTGGGACCAGTGGGGCACAATGGAGTGATGCCGTAATATTGTTCGATGCAATTCGCAACAATCATTTCAATGGCAGTTTGCAAAGCAGGGTTGTCTGACTGGGAATAAAGCACCGTCGTGGCGCACGCCCAGCTTGTATAACTAAAGCGCTGAATATCACGAAAAGCCAAGAACTTAATTCGTGGACCAAGATCCACCGCATTAAAAGCCCTCACGCCAATATCAAAATACCAGCCACCAAGCTTATTCAATAGACAGAAACGTCCAAGATCCGCTTTATAAGAAAAAGGTCTCAGCGTATCGTACGCCCACAGCACTTCTTCTTCATAATTATCAGCAATGAAAGCTCTAAGTGAATCATTGTTATAAATGACATGCTTTGCTTCAGGGAAGCAAGCATCAATGGTGCCCGTAGCATGCTCGAGGAACGGACTAAGCTTTTCCGCTGGATCAGTGGAAAGAAAGATTTGTGAAATTTGCATGATCAAACAATCTTCGCGGGAGTGCCAAAGCCTTTAAACTCAGGAGCGGCTGGCTTTGCATTAAGAGTGCGCTCTACCACGTCAAGAAGCTGCTGTTGAATATAAGGCCAGGTGAAAGGCTCTTCGTGCAAACGGTTATAGCACCATTGCCCATCTTTCTTCAAAGCGTCGCGATTTTCGTAATAATACGACAAGATTTCCGCTGCGCTTTCAGGGTCGGGAAGCAAACGTTCAAGACCATAGTTGCGATCAGTCTCAGAAGCGTTGCATTGAATACGAGGCATCTCATCAAAGATCTCAGCAAGGCTTGTATGGTCAGGCACAACTTGCGCCACGCCAACGGAGCCATGTTCGCTATTGACTAAACCCCAGCCCTCTCCAATACAAGTGTTGAGCCCAATATCAGCAGCGTTATACACTTTGTTTAGCTGTTCGATAGAGAGGCAGTTGTCCACCGAGAAATGAGGACTAGTAAGAATCAGCTTGCTTGTCGCATCAAAACCTTCATCGCGGGCAATGCGCTTAAATAATGGAATTAATTCCCACCCCAAATCCTTGCTGCCCATATTCAGCCAAAGACGCGCATCATCTTTATCTTTTGCAAATTTAATAAACGCCTTAAGCGTCAAGTCAATGCGTTTACGCGGCTGATTCCTGTTGCCATTGAAAACAATAAACACGTCCTCCGGCACGCCAAGCTCCTTCCTGCATTGCTTTTTATCCAGCGGAAAGAATTTACTAAAGTCAGTGCCATGGCCAATAATGTCAACGCACTTGTCGTAGCCCATCAAGCGCAGTTCTTTTTCGGCAAATTGCGTATAAGTAGCAAGACCGTCCCAATCCTCCATCTGAGCTTTCAAATCAGGGAAAAGCCCATAGGAATCAATGGGAGTATAAACAAACCACTTGAAACCAAGCTTTTCCTTAAGCGGCTTTGCTTGCTGCCATAAATTAATGGCAATCCAGATATCGTTCGTCACCCACACCAAATCAGGCTTGACGGTTTGAATGACCGATGAGATGCGGTGAGAGCCAAAAGGGTCATGCCCATGCGCCATTGCAGGCCACATTTTGCAATGTTGCTGCATTTCCGAGGGGTCGCCATGCCAATTAACGGCCAAGGCATGCACTTCGTGCTCCTTAGCCAATGCAGGAATCAAATATTCAGCAACGCGGCCAAATCCAGTTTGTACGCCACAGTCACCGCAGTAGAGAATTTTTGCCATGTTTCTCTTGAAATCTTCGTCATCATAAGCAGCTTCTATACTTACGGCACAAGGAGACAATCATGCTGCCACCATCCTCTGTGCGCTTCTGTATTAGCACCTGTAATAAGTTTGCCGCCCATACACTGCCCAAGATCATCCCCTCTCTCACTCGCGCTGGAATTGGCACCAATGAAATTCTGATCATCAATGGAGGCCAAGAAAACTGGCAAATTGACCATTACGGCGACGTACCAATGATTTGCACACCGCAAAACTCCTTTGAATACACGCCCCTCATTGAGATTGTCGAACACAATCTCATGAGCCCCTTTTGGTTCCTCCTTCACGACACCTGTATTGCCGGGCCAGCTTTCAAAAGCCTCGTTTACGATCCGCCAGAAGCTTTTGAGAAGGTGGCGATGAAACACACGCCATCAATGAGCATCGGCCTTTACAGCATGGACTATCTCATGCGCCACAAAGATCGTCTCACGGCAATTAAAAACATGGACAGCTCGCCGCAGGCATTGCAGGCGTGGAAGCAATGGGGAGTGCCCAACGAAGACTACATGCTTTGGAAGCTGCAAGATTCACCAACGGGCCTTTATCACCCCGATAAACATGGCGCCGATGAATGGAACTATCAAGGGCATGCGGATGTCTATGGAACCGGCATGCCTCGTCGCATAGAATACTTTCCACAGTTGGACCTATTCAAAGCCAAATCAAACTGGCAGGGAGTGCAACCAACGCTTTGCATTGATGTTTAATGGCGCTCAAAATTGCAATTGTCGGCGGCGGCTGGACTGGATGCCATTTAGCTTCGCGCTTAATGGGCGAAGCTGATGTGACATTATTTGAGCGCAATGAAATACTTATTTCTGAAGCCTCATTGATCAATCAAAATCGTTTGCACTATGGCTACCACTACGCCAGGAATCATGCCACGCGCATGTTATGCAAAAACACGTTTGAGCGGTTCATGCTTGACTATGGTCATCTAACAGAGAACATTCAAAACAATTTCTATGCGGTGTCAGAAGACGAAAGCTTGCTAGATGCAGAAACCATTCGACTTATTTTCAAGGACTGGCCACACACGGAAGCGGACGCAAGCTTGCTAAATCACTCTTCGCTGATTTTGCACACCATCGAAAAATATATATCGCCAACGGCCACTGGTAAATATTTTGAAGATCTATTGCTTCCCATTGTCAGAAGAGAAGAGATTAACGAAAGCTCTATTGCGCTGCTAAAGCAAGACTATGATTTTGTTTTTGATTGCACCAACAATTCTCTTTTGCCTGCTATCGAGGGAGACTATTTTGAGGCAGTAGCAATGTTTGTCTATCGCCCAATTAAAACGCCGCCATTTGGCGCCCTCACTTTTATTGACGGAGAATTGTTTTCCATCTATCCATATGGCTCTTCAATGTTTTCACTGAGCCATGTCAAGCTTGGCATTATTGAGCAAAAGGAAATGAATTGCTTTGGCAATAACTATGGTTCAATGCATGACCGTCGATATTCAATGGAGGAGCATGTAATGCGCTATTGGCCCGAGTTTCATGATTATTTTAAATACGTATTTCCAGTGGTATCAATTAAAGCAAAAAGCAAAAATGCCAGCGCCCAGCGCACTCCTATCTTTAGGCAACAAGATAATCTGTTGTCTTTTTATACCGGCAAAATTCAAGGGATCTACGCCATCGAAGCAATGGCTAAAGAAGCGCTGTCTCAAGCGTAAATGCTGCGGAACAGTGGATAGTCGCGCATGTGCTTTTTAGCTTGAAACAACTCGCGGACAATTGCACCTTCGTAGTTGATTCCATCAAGCATTCGTTTTATTTGCTTGTGTTCGTATTTATTAAGCAGCGGACCATTATCAGTATCGCTGATATGCACATGAGCAATGTAAGGCCAGTAATGATTCAATAACTTCTTAGGGCTATCGCCCTGAAGCCAGGCATTATTAGTATCGAGCATTGTCTTGACATTTTTAAGATTGCAGAAATCAATGTGGTTAACAATTTCGTTCACAGTAAAGAAATAAGATCCTCCGTAGCATTTTGCTACAGGCTCGATACAGAGGATGGCTCCGTTTGCATCCAATACTGCATCCATGCGCTTTAAAACGTTCATCAAACAAGATGGGCTTCCCTTGCGCAGATTCGGACTCCCCAAGACAAAGCGCTTGATTCCCATGAGGGAGCCAAGACTAATTACTTTGAGCAAATGCTCCGACACTGCTGCTGTGTCTTCAAAGCTTTGCACATTGCTTTGGAAAAACAATGCTTGAGCTGAATATGCCCATAAGCCATAGCTCTCGCGGTATTCTTTCGCAATATCGGCGCAGTCTTTATCTTGAGCGAAGATGCGTGCAGGCACGATTTCCAGCACGTTAAATGCTCCCGCGTTGGCACTTAAGATTTGCTCTTCTTCCTCATCGGTCCAGCCGATGGCACTAATTCCAAGCATTGATAAAAGCCTCCATCTTCTTCATTATCTTTGCTTTGTCATCTTTATATGGAGGAATGTTGTATTCCACGCGCGGACCACTGCCTACTTTTGCATCTGGGAAAAAGCGTTCAATAATCTCTGCTGTCTCAATGGGAGCTGTATATAGTTCATTTGTAGTACCACTAATAGCTTTCTTTGTATCTGTCCACAAATCATCCAAACAGTACCATTGATAAGTCGAATTAATATTAATCTTTTCTACGTTATTGTTCGTTAATAGATCGAACAGGATATTCTTTTTAATGAGACGATGGAACAATGCGGGAAGGCGAATAATTGTCACCACTGAATCGCGAAACGCGGCTTTCACAAGCATCTCGAAAATGTAGCGATTAGTGCCGTAATCAATAGCAAAAATTTCCGGAGTGCCGTCTGCATAATATGCAGTTTGCCCATGCACGTCAATCGTTGAATAAACAATGACTTCCGCTGGCTTTGGAAGATGTCGGATGTTTTGAATGATACTGTTCATATTATTAAAGTCATCCAGCGGTGCTGCATTGGCCTTCCATTTCTCCGCTGGCATGCAAGCCAGGTAGAGCCTTTCAATGGGCTCCTTAAACGACGAAGCTTTATGAATATTTTGGGAATGAAAACAGGCGCCAAACTCATGCGCCTCACGAAGCACTTGTCCGATGAGGCCAGTGCTGCCAACTAAAACGTCCATCTCAAACTGCCACAGTCGGCGCTTGCTGTCGGAAATATTTTACGCTGCATCGGCAGTTCGCACGGCATGCGCAGCGTTGACCGGGAAGTGGTACGCTGCCAATAGGAACCATGCCACGAGCAGAGTAGTCCAAACAGTCCTGACAGTGCTTCGCCTGCGAATCAAGAATGCGTCGCATCAAGGAATATCCTTGTTTTTCTTGACGAATACTGGCGCCTTCCCAAAAACTACCTCGCACGCTCTGAGCATACAGCCCGATACGAGCAGCAGCCATGGGATAAGAAACGCGCCCATCCAAAAGATCGCGAGCAAAACTCTGCAAGAAAGCATATTCAACACGGAGACGCTGCCCGATGCGCCCCCAGTCTGTGGCTCCCATTGTCTCTCTGACACCATTGAAGATGATTGCCGCCTGTACATGGACAAGCTTAAGCGCTTCCCTCACGCTTCCTTGCCATTGATCCAGCGTAATATCACCAGCGCTAAGCATACGTGTAAAACGCCGTAGCTCAACGCCAAGCTTATTAATTCGACCATCCACCAGTGCTTCCACTGCACGAGCGCTGAGAAAGCGTCCGTTAGTGCCGCGATACCGACCACTGATAGGGTCATAACGCCAGGATGATTCGTCAAAACGAACAATGGCTTCAGAGAATTGAGAAAGATCATTGAGGCTGGACATCCTCTGCCTCCAGGATATCCTTGAAGCGCTCAGGCGCTTCTTGTTTCCATTGATTCAATGCAGCAGAAATGTCTTCTTCATCAATGAGAGAAGCTTCGTCAATATCAGCAAGAATTAGCCCATTTGTTTTTAGCGGCTCAATTGCGTCCGTTTTGCTGCTAACCATTTTTGCTGGCCCTTTCCGCTCCGGATCGGGATCTGCTGCACGCTTGCGACGCACAATTATCTGGCGCTCTTCCTTGCTCATAGCCTGAGCTTTTGCCTGAGGAAGGCACTTGGGCTTACCTTCTTTTTCTTCGCGAGCACCGCAAGGTCCAAGAATTTCACCATTAGCGCCAATCCTCACCCATTTCTCTTTGAACCATTTGTCAAGATCATCGGCATGCAGCTCGCCTTCATCGCCTTTAAAAGCGCCGCCCAAAGAGCCGTGCTTTTTCTTGTACATTTGCTTGTACTGCTGGACAACATATCCACTTGCATAGGCAGAAGGCCATACTTTGAACTTAGCCTTGGCAGCACTTACTGCACGAGAATGAAGCTCTTTGTCAGTAAACTCCACGTCACCACGAATTTCTTCTAAATCGCGAGGCAAGAAAAGCCCTGCAGCGGAGTCCTCGACCTCCCTGCTCCCATCCATAGGAAGCGTGCCATTTTCTTCATTCATTGGATCACGACCACCAGGAGGCACTGCAAAGCCACCCCGATCAGGGGTGGCTCCACCCATTTCTTGAGTGGGCATTTCATTGGCCCGTTCCACTGACGGGTCTAGCGTGAGTTCCATACTCCACTCAGAACCACCGTAACGGGCATCTGCTACTTCCTTAGGCGTAAGGACACCCAGTTGGATGTAGCGACCGTCTACAGCCGCTACGCGAGCCCTTACGTCAGCCATTTCGCGCTCGTTAAGCTCGAACAATGGGTTGAACGCAATGCGCCATGAATCGGGCATTTCTCCCTTCGTTGGACCTTCCTTACTCAGCATGATGTATTCCATCAGCTTTTTCATTGGGCGTTTGAAATGCACACTCTGATAGTCAGCAAGTGTCTTAGCAAAATCACGCTCTTCACTCCGACCAGTGGAACCAAGTCCGCTTGGACTTTCACCAAATAAAACAGTATGAGGAATTTTGCTGGCGCCAATAATATCCACGCGAAGCTTCTCTAAAATTTCTCCAATGCCACCAAAATTACGGCTAATAAATTCAAGCTCTTCTTTTTCAGCATCAATCGCGTAGCCGCGATAAATACTCTTGCTCATATCATTCACTTGCAAGCGATCACGAATAGAGCTTTCTTTGCCAGCAGCAAGCATCGCTGCGAGTCCCCTCACCTTGTGAACAAAAATATCAAATTCAGTGAGGAGAGTAGCAGCAGAATTAAGCCCAGTCCAATAATGACGGAAGCTGTCATAAACAGTTTGCAAGCTGCTCATGCCCCAGCCATAGTTTCTTTGGCGGACGCGATAAGGAAGCCAGTCGCCATCAAAGCGCAAAATCCTGTCTTTATGAATATAAGTAAGCGTTGGCTCGTTAATTAAATCTCCAGAGATGATCTGATAATAAGTGGCCTTTGAATAGTCGTATAAGTTTTCTTCGTTGATAACTGGGGCGATTTGCCAGCGATCAAGACATTCAATTTCTTCAATGCGACGGATGTTACGTTTATCGACAGGCATGTAAGCGGGACGCCCATCGTCAATAAAGAGAAGTAGACAAGCACCCCCATAAAGGCGGGAGTTCTTGGCTGCGAGGTTGAGGTGTTCAAGGATGTAGAGGTCTTCAATCGCTTGCTCAATGCCCTGCACTTCCTCGGCCCTTACACCGTCACCACCGAACAACACTTTAAAGCCCTTCCTGGTGGCTTGATCGGCGTAAATGTCAACAATGCGACGAGGCAGCCATTCGCCATAAAGATTTTCAAGCTCTTCTTGCGCCAGGAAGACAGTGGCAGTGGTTTTGGTGTATTGACCCTTGTCGCGGCCAGTACCCATGCCAATCAGCACATTTTGAAGGCCATCAGCGCGAACGCCGCCTGCACCTACATGCCCCAAATCAATTGCTTCGCCTTCCATAACCAATGCTAATGGCTAAGTTGTATTGCTTTCAGTCTAAAAGCTGGATACATTGTCCGTAGAAACTGGCCATTATGGACTTCCTGGCCCCGCCCCTTACTTTTGCTTTCAGCGAAGATCAGCGGCAACGTGCCCGCGCTGAAGCCTTTCGCCGTCAGTCTCTCAACGAAAAGCAGGGTAGAAAGGGCAGGAACAATGGAGCAGAGAACGGTGAATTGGCCCTGCGTCACCATTTACTGGGTGCAGCGGGTGAAATGGCAGTAGCCGTCATGCTCGGCATGGAAGATAAGCTCTATCAAGAAACAGAAGCAAAACGCGGTTCTGCAGATCTTCCTCCGAACATCGACATCAAAACTCGCTCTCGTCATTATTACGATTTAATAGTGCAACTAGACGAAAGTCCAGATAAGATATTGGTGCTTGTCACAATTGAAAATCGCATTACGCTCATCCATGGCTGGATACAAGCCGGTAATGCAATGAAAGGACAATGGGAAAAAGATCCAGCGGGCGGACGCCCAGCTTATTTCGTTCCTAAAACTGAACTACATTCTCTGTCTCTGTTGAAATACAAGTGAACCTTACTTGCAGCCAATTCGCCAAACATGCCCTCGGCCTAGAACTTTATCCAGCGCAAGCTCGCATTCTGGATGAATTCTTTCAACCAGGAAAGTCACATGCAGTATGGGCACTAGGGCGAAGAAGCGGCAAAACCTTGATGGCTGCAGTGGCATGTCTTTATATGTGCTTCGTATTAGAGGAGGAATATCGCCGGAAAGTTAGAAAAGGGGAGCGGTGGTACGTGGTGACGGTGGCCAACAGCCAAGATCAGGCCCGCATTGCCCTGAACAACATTCGCCAATTAATTATTGAAAGCCCTTTTGCTCAAGAAATTGTTCGCGAAACCGCCGACATCATTGAACTAAGTAATAATTGCGTATTTAAAGCTATTCCCACATCTGGCCGTGCTGCTCGTGGTCTCGCTTGCGCTGGAGCAGTGTTTGACGAACTTGCATTTGCTACTGAAGGCGACGCAAATAGTGGAGGACGTGGCATTTATGACGCACTATCTCCTGCCATCGCTCAGTTCGGAGGGAAAGGGCGCATCCTCGAACTCTCTTCTCCATGGTTAACCGACGGCATCTTCTACCAACATTTCAAAGAAGCATCATCAGGACGCTTCCCATTTATGCAGGCCGTGAATCTCCCCACGTGGGAGATGAACCCCAACATTTCGCAAGAGTTTCTTGACACAGAAAGACAGCGCGACCCAGAGAAATTTAAAGTGGAATATGGGGCGCAATTTGCCTCCAACCTTTCGGCGCTAGTCAATAGCGATGTAATTGATGCTTGTATTGATGATCGCCGCGCAGCATTACCACCACGCCCTGAATTCCAAGGAGCTTACGTACTTGCCCTTGACCCCGCCCGTGGTGGCGTTGGCCGTGACGACTACACTGCTTGTATTGTCCACTATGAAAATGGCACGTTAGTTGTAGACAAATTCCACTCTTTCGTGGCTGATTTTGAAATCAATGGAAGGATGGAAGTTAATATCAATGCAGTGGAAGATTGGATTAAGGAACAACATCGCCTATACGTGTTTGACACGATTGTGATGGACCAATTCAATAGTGCTGGCACTATTCAAAGCTTGGCTAGCGACTTGCCCATTACGGAACTGACGTGGACAGTCAGTTCAAAAATGAAAGCTTTCAGCAAAATGCGAGAGCTTTTCAATGCAGGGCAAATTAATATCTATCGCCACGAAAAAGCTTTGATGCAGCTTAAAAACCTTACCGTCATCTATAAACCCAGTGGACAGTGGAGTGTTACTGGTGGTAAAGCCAGCGGAATTGACGATTTGGCATTTGCAATGGCAGGTGCCATTCTTGCTGCAAGTAAGGACGACGACATTGGCTGGATTGAAAGTCTTATTTCGTAATCATTTTCTCTAGTATGATTTTCAAACAATAGTTCTGTCATGAAGTGACTTATTGCAAATTATCTATGGAGGAAACCAAATTCCTCGTGGCACTATTAGAAAACGCTCCAACCAGCAAACAAACTTCCCTCCAGCTTCTTGCGGCTGAACATCTATACATTCCTACATTGCTTCCGAAGCTCAAGGCTCATGCCAAGCGTTTAAAGGCTGAAGAGCAGCTTGAACGCTCATGGGAAGCTGAGGCCACTGATGATGACTACATGCCGGACCATCAAGGCGATGAAAGCTTAAGAGAATATGACGCTTGACCAGCATCGTGTTATGATTTCAAAGCTTTCGCGAAGCACGCTGGCCAGCGTTAAACCAAACAGTTTCGGGGGAAACTGTTTTCCCAGTGGAGCCAAGGCCATGGGCCGACCCATGGTTAAAAGCTGTACAACGGCGGATTGAAGCCCCGCCCTCAGCACCTTTGCTCCTCACGCCCCTATAGCCCAATCAGGCAGTAGGCAGGTCGCTTAAAACGACCACAGTGCAGGTTCGAATCCTGCTAGGGGCATCATGCTAAGCTGAAGAGACGTTCACCCCAGCGATGGGGCGCATGAACAGCACGGTACGGAACGGGACCGCGCATCATCGGGAACCATCATGAACCCTCTTGCCCTGATCAAGCAGCAGCTTGAGAAAGCCGCTCGTTTGCGTGAAGCTCAAATGGCTTCGCTTGTCTATCGTGGCGTTGCTTATGTGCCCAAGCCGCACTGGTTTTGAGCACTAACCCTGGTATAGTCATGGGGGCGCGAGTCCCCCTTTTTTTATTCCCTCTCAATGGCAAGAAAGTTTCGGCCTCTACAACCTCGCAAGCGCGGAAGCAAAATGTCGGACCTACGACAATGCTCGCGCCATGCACGCAAGCAAGGCAAGAATAAAAAGCAAGACAGGGGCAGCGGAGGGATATTGCTACTGGCTTTGTTATTTGGCCTTACTTGACCGAGATGGGAGGGTAATGCCCTCCTTTTTTTATTGCCTGCACCGTGCATTCATTATCATTCCAATGCCTCACCGCATTGGCAACAATGGCAATATTGGTGATCAAATAAGAAGCAAAAATAAGAGTTCGGACAATTGCAATCGTATCCGCTTCTCGATCATGATTTCCCGCTTTCTCGCCCAGTGCCTTCGCCCAGATCCGCCACATTTGCTTCTTGTAGATGAATGTAAGATTTTAGTTCATGAAGATAAGCCCT